TAAAAATAGATCTAATCCATATATACATGATTTGTTTATGAATAAATTGGCCGACTCTGGCGCGGCTGATGTTAAATCTATAGAAGACGCACTAAATATTGAATCCACGGGTGTAGATGAAATACTGGATGAAACACAGGATACTAAAGATATTCTTCATGCTTATATTGATTCTATGGAAACTAAAGTTGATAAATCTCATATTAAAGATTTAATTGACGAATTATATATTGAGGCTCAAAGTATTGCATGAAGATATTATTTAAAGAAATACGATACAAAAACATTTTGTCCACCGGTAATACTTTTACCGTCGTTCAGTTAAACGATACCGCAAACACTTTGGTAAGTGGCACAAATGGTGCAGGCAAATCAACACTGCTTGACGCCATTGTTTTTGCTCTGTATGGTAAGCCATTTAGAAAGGTCAATAAAAATCAACTAGTGAATTCAATTAATCAAAAAGAGTTACTAGTTGAAATAGTTTTTCATATTGGACCTAATAATTATCTCGTTCGGCGTGGTATTAAACCAAACATACTTGAAATCTGGCGTAATGGTGAAATGATTAACATTGATGCCGCTTCCAAGGATTACCAATCATATTTGGAATCAAACATTCTTAAATTGAATTATAGATCTTTTACTCAAATCGTTGTATTAGGAAGCGCTACATATGTTCCATTTATGGAGCTAGCCGCTTGGCAACGACGCGAAGTGATTGAGGATCTTCTTGATATTCAAGTGTTTAGTACTATGAACAACTTATTAAAAGACAGAGTTAGTACAAATAAAGAAAGCATTTCAGAAAATGCATATCAAAAAGATTTAATTGAGAATAAAATCCAAAGCGCTGAAGAGCATAATAATTCTATTCGTAAGATTAAAGAAAAAGAAGTTGATAAAATTCGTTCTAAAATGAATGAACATATTACAAAAATTGAAGAGGAAAAAATTCTTATTGAGTCTATTGAAACTACTGTTGAATCCAAATATGAAACAATTACTGATAAGGCTTCAATTAAAGATAAACTCGATAAAGCAAAAACATTAAAGCAAGAATTAGCTCTTAAACTTCGTGGCCATCACGACGAGCTTTCGTTTTATAATAATCATGATAATTGTCCGACATGTAAACAGGGTATAGAGCATGATTTTAAGGATACTATTATTACCGACAAGGGTAAAAAGATTACAGAACTTGACGGCGGTATTGAAAAATTATTGGAAAAGGTAAAAAATTATGAAACGCGAATTGATGAAATATCAGCAGTTGAAGATGAGATTAGAGAGCACAGCCTTACAATTGGAGACCATAGAGCTCAAATTAAAGTTTCAAAGGGAGCGCTTATCGGATTTAAAAATGAGCTTACAACTGCTGAAAAAGACGTTGAAGCTGTCGACACGTCAAAGCTCGAAGAATTTAAATCTCAATTAAATACTATTGAAAATGAGCAAACACAACTCTTTAATAGAAAAGAAGTCCTTACTGTAGTATCCACGATGCTTAAGGACGGTGGTATTAAATCTAAAATCATTCGTCAATACATTCCTATTATGAATAAACTTATCAATAAGTACCTATCTGCTTTTGATTTGTTTGTTGATTTCCAGCTTGACGATAACTTTAATGAAGTAATTAAATCTCGTTTCCGTGATACATTTTCATATGCTTCGTTTTCAGAAGGCGAAAAACTTAGAATTACTCTTTCCATTATGCTTGCCTGGCGGATGGTAGCCAAGCTTCGCAATTCAGTATCAACTAATTTGCTCGTACTTGACGAAACACTTGACGGCGCAATGGATGGCGTTGGTGTTGAAAATCTAATTGAAACGTTACAAAATCTAAATGCTGACGATAATATTTTTGTTATCAGTCACAGAGGAGACCAATTTGGAGACAAGTTTGCTTCTCATCTTAAGTTTGAAAAGGTTAAAAACTTTAGTGAAATTGCTGCATAGGAGACAAAGAATGCAACATTCAATAGAAAATCTTATCACAAGAATAAATGCTATGAAAGACAAAGCAATTATGGTTCACCGTCTTCGTAATGAGTTTTCTGAACAAGCAGAAAAAACTTACGACAAGCAGACCTGTAACGAGCTTATCGCTGATATCCAAGCTCTAGCTCTCGGTATCGCACATGATAAAGAGGGTGACGACATTATTACTGAAATGGATTCGTGGAAAGAAAAAGGTTGACATTCCTTCTAACCTGTGTTACTATTAACTATATTATGATAAAGGATAAACATGTCTAACTTTTACACATCTGTCGAGCGATTTGGCAATACAATTCTCTGGCGTGGCTATGAGAATGGTCGGCGGTTTGAGCGCAAGGTCAAGTACCAACCAACCATGTTCTGTCGAACAGACGACGAAAACTCTAAGTATCATTCACTTACCACCGGCAATCGTCTAGCTCCAGTTAAAATGGACTCAATGAAACACGCCAAAGAGTGGATTGAGCAATACAAAGATGTTCGCGGATTTGAAATTGCCGGTACAACAAACCATGTTGCTTCGTTTATCCAAACACAATATCCAAATCAAATTAACTTTGATGTAAGCAAAATCAATATCGTGTCGTTTGACATCGAGGTGGACATTGCTGATGGTTATCCTGACGTAAATACAGCAGATAAGCCTATTACTTCTATCGCTTATAAGTCTTCTAAATCTGAAGAGTATCATTTGCTCGGCTTAAAAGATTACGATAAATCCCAAACGTTGCTCGACCTTGATCCAGACCTTATTCAGTTTATGAAATTTGATAGCGAAGAGGCTTTGCTTCGTCGCTTTAAACAAATTTGGATGAACAACTTTCCTGATATTGTTACGGGTTGGAACGTTGAATACTTCGACATTCAATATATTATTACTCGTATGATCAGATTGTTTGGTGAGGAATGGGCTAGGGATCTATCTCCTTGGCGTAACCTTCGTCCAACTGGCCGTGAGTTTTTTGGTAAAATGCAAAACACATATCAAATTGGTGGTATGTCTGTTGTTGACTATATGGATTGTTTCAAAAAGTTTGGATACAAATATGGTCCTCAAGAGTCTTGGAAACTTGACCATATCGCCCACGTAGTTCTCGGTGAAAAGAAACTAGATTATTCTGAGTATGGTACACTCAATGATTTGTATCAACAAAACCCACAGTTATATTTGGATTATAATCTTAAAGATACATGGCTTATCCAAAAGTTTGAAGATGAAACTGGTTTGCTATCTCTTGTTATGACGGTTGCTTATGGCGGTGGCGTAAACTTTAACGACGCGTTTGGTACCGTGGGTATTTGGGAAACAACATTATATCGTCGCCTGATGAATGATGGTCGTGTTCCTCCAATTAAAGGTGGTCCAGGTGAAAGAGCTGGTGAGCTTGTTGGTGGTTATGTTAAAGATCCAAAAGTTGGTATGCATCCCTGGGTTGTATCATTTGACTTGAACTCTCTGTATCCACACCTCATGCTACAATATAATATGTCACCTGAAACTTACCTGCCAGAAGAACGTGAATATGTATCTCAAGAAATGGTATTGGACGGTCGGTTCCAATCAGAGCGAACTGATATGTCTGTATGTGCTAACGGTGCATGTTTTACTAATAAAACAAAAGGTATTATTCCAGAAATTATTGATGAATACTATGGTAATCGTTCTGTAATCAAAAAGAAAATGCTTAGTGTTGAACAAGCATTGGAAAACGCGACTGATCCACGAGAAAAAGATAACCTCAAACGTGAGGCAAATAACCTTCACAACCAACAAATGGCTATTAAAATTGCTATGAATTCGTTGTATGGTGCAACAGCTAATATCTACTTCTTGTACTATATTAACGATATGGCTGAAGCGATTACTACATCTGGCCAGTTATCTATTCGGTATGCGCAAAAATCTGTTAATGAATACCTTAATAAAGTACTTAAAACAGACGATAAAGATTATATCATCTACATTGATACTGATTCAATTTATGTTGACTTTGGTCCTCTTATTAAAGCTGCTTTTGGTACAACAGATATAACTCGTAAACAAGGCGAAGAATTCCTTGATAAAGTTTGCTCAACTAAAATCGAGCAAGTACTTGAAAATGGCTACATCGACCTGGCAAAACGTATGGGTGCATATCGTCAAGCGATGGTAATGAAACGGGAAAAGATTACAGATAAATCGGTGTTTATTGCTAAGAAGCGGTACATCATGAATACCCTCAACTCAGAAGGTGTTCACTATGAAAATCCTAAAATCTCAGTAACTGGCCTTGAGTCAGTTCGTTCATCTACACCAGAAGTATGCCGTGAAAAACTTAAGAAAGCTTTTTCTGTTATTATGAATGATGGCGAAGAAGCAACACAAAAGTTTATTGCAGACTTTAAAGCAGAATTTTTGACTTTGCCCGCGGAAGACATTGCTAAAAACTCTGGTACAGATAACATTGACCGCTATCGTGATCGTAGTGGTGGTCAGTTGTACAAAAAGGGTTGTCCTATGCACGTACGAGGTGCTATTTTGTATAACCATTATCTTACATTAAACGGTCTTACTCGTCAATATAATTCTATTGCCGGTGGTGACAAAATTAAATTTGTTTACCTAAAAGTTCCAAACCCTATCAAAGAAAACATAATTTCGTTTCCACAGGTGCTACCTGAAAAATTAGGGTTGACAAATTATATAGACTATGATAAACAGTTTGAGAAGGTATTTATGGCTCCACTTGAAGCTATACTTGACGCCATTGGTTGGCAAAGCGAAAAGATTAACACACTCGATGATTTCTTTGTATAAGGATATAATAATGACTAACGCAAGACTAAATACGCTTGAAGCAGCTTGGCGGTATCAAAATACTATTGTTGAAGCACTTGAAGCTGAACGAGCTCCAGACAAATATATACAAAAAGCTAAAAAACAACGACTAGCAATTAAAGACAAAATCCAACAAGCAAAAAATGAAGGACTATTAAATAATGACTGATATGGTAAACGACATTTATATGATGCACAATAAATTTGGCGTTAAAGAATGGTTTGAAAAAAACAAAGATGATAAAGAACTTATGCGCAAATATCTTATGTTTCGTATGTTAATGATTGGTGAGGAATACCAAGAAACTTTATCTGCTATTAATAATTCGGATTCAGAAGAAGTTGTGGATGGTTTAATTGATATGATTGTATTTGCTATCGGTACGCTTGATGTGTTTAACGTCGATGCTAACGAAGCATGGAATCGTATCTATGAAGCTAATATGGCCAAGGAACCTGGTGTAAAACCTGGTCGTCCTAACAAGTTTGGTCTTCCCGATTTACTCAAGCCGGCAGGATGGACACCACCTTCACACGAAGGCAATCACGGTGAATTAGATAAAGCTTTGTAAGTTTTACATTACTGTCACAAAACTTTGAGGTTTCTATAATAAATAATTTAAGGCAAG